GTCAAGAAGGTTATGTACTGTACTTTAACGGTACCCCATACAAATTAGTTAATAGAATGAACTTCAGTAGACGTAACTTTAATAAAAATGATGGCGGATTCGCTGAAAATCGGTAAATTTCAGCTATAATGATAAATATACTTAGATAAAGAAAACTTTATCATAACTTTTAAGGAAAATAAAATGGCTATTGTAACTCGTGTTCATGGTGACGCAGCTGGCGTCGTAAACGTTGATGTAGGCACCCATGGTGCTGGTATTGGTGGTATCGTTGCTACTGGTATTTCACGTCGTCCTACCGCTTATAAGATCGTTGCTAACGTTGATCTTACTGGCGAAACCGTAACTGGCGGTGCTGTTGAAGCTATCTTCCGTGTTGTTGCACAGAAGTCTTCAATGCTTGCTTACCAAGTTGAAAATTCCACTACTGGTCAAGTCAGTGTTCTAGTTGAAGGTTCAGGCTGGACTGATGCTGATCTACAGACCGCTGTTCGTGCACTAGGTTCATCTGGTGTTGGTCCTGTCAGCCTTGCTGGTACCACTGTTGCTTCAACTGGCGGTCTAAAGCTTGCCTAATTAATCTTTTAGATTAAGACTAAAGGGGCAAAGAAATTTGCCCCTTTTTCTTTGGGTTAAATACCATATGCAAAACGCTTTTGATAGAGGATTCATATTTGATATATACACGTTGGTGGATATTACTCCGACTGGAGTGACACGACATAATGAATCTGACAATCTTCAGCGAAATCAACAAAGAAACTTTGAATCATTGATCCAGACTGTATCACTTAGAACTCAACCGTTTGATATACAACGTCCTACATCATTTCCATTGAATCTTACTGAATCTCCGATTTTTGGTGATTGGTTTACTGGTATTCAAACAGTTTGGCATACCAGTATATATGTAGAAAATAATGACATTTTTAAACTAGAAGATGACGAATTCCACCTATTGAAGAAGGATTTTCATCAAGTTCCTGTCATCACTGGTTTGATGGAGACTGCAAGATTTCTTCTACCTATATTCTGTCCGTATGGCGAATTGAAGAACATTATTATCGATTAACTACGAAGTTTAAATTTAAATTAGTAGTGCTAAATATAATATATGTAGTGTGAAACCCATACTGCATACGGAATTGAGCGATTTAATCAAAATCACATTAATCTTTAAAAACGAAGATCAGGATTTTTACAATGGGCGCAACGAGTATTGAAAAGCAGAGTTTAGAAGCACATGTGGAGTTATGTGCAGAAAGATATAAGACATTGGAACATAAATTTGATTCTTTGGAAAAACGCATGGACAAGATAGAGATTCTTGTCGTCGAAATTAAAGACAAATTATCAACTTCGAATGTAGATAATAATAAGCAACTTATCGTTATCGGAACTGCTATTATTAGTGCTCTTCTAACGGGTCTGATCACAGTTATAGTCAAATTAGTAACAAATTAATGAAAATAATCGAACTAACTAACAAACTTTTGATGCCTCTTACGAATGAGGAATCAGATTTATATTCAAAATTCGACGACGAAAAAGTTGTCGAAAAGATGAGCCTTTCTGAAAGAGAGCAACTTATCGCCAATCAATTAGTTGTTAAGGATATTCTAATAAGAAAGAATAGCGATGGGAAAATCTCATACAAGAAAAAGATCAAAATATCATCATGATAAAAACGTTTCCAATACGGAAATAAAAACTATACAGGAATTAGACGTTGGTCTTAAACAAGTCGTAACAATGTTACATCATTGGACCACAACGAATTTTAAAAACATTCAGAAGACCAAAAAACAACCATTGTGTTGGGTATCTGACAATTCTGCATTAGTTGGTAATATCAAACTTACTAAAATCGGTCAATATTGCTGGAGAGCAGAAGATGATGCCATCATACACGATTTTACTTCAAAAAATATTGCATTATATTACTCGATTTTATCACAGTCTGGATACGCTGGATTAGCTAATGAAATTAAAGATTGTGATAGAGACATAGGAAGATTTGAAGACAATATCACGTATTACAACAGGGCTATGAACCGAGCTATAGCAGCGTCTGATGGATTTTCTAGTCAGATGTGGGGAATGAGGCTAGACAATACAGTGATAAACATGAATCAGTCTAAAGAAACAATGAAGCTTTTGATTAAACGTGCTAAATACATTATAGTTCGCAGGGATTTTACTAAATGAAACTCACAGATATTAACAAGAAGGCAACACCAAAGAATATTAACAAGATCATGGAATCGCGTTTTGGATGCAGCATTGATTTTGACAATCTTTCCGTTGGTAAAGCTAAAAAAATATTAAAATCATTAAATGAAAATATGACCAAGATTCATAAGAGTCATGGCATTCATGTGGCTGAACGTAGCCAGAAGTATACAGAACTTTTAGTTATCAAAGAAGGTCTGAATTCATGGTTACAGCTAAATGAATCCGAACTCGGGTTAGCCGAAGTAGTTCTAGCTGCAAAGGATATCGTGGACAGTCTTCAGACTATGATCAAGAAAGCATCCGAAATCCAGAACGAACAACTACCACCACTTTTTGATGCCATATACGATCAACTTGGCAAAGATCAGGCGATGGGTTTTCGTGATATCATTACCCCTGCTATTCAGAATCTTACACAAGTTCTTAATGATGTTCGTGAACAAGCATATTCTGGTTCACGGTTCTTAGCTGGCGAAGATGTTGGTATGGGCATGCAGATGCCATCCGATGGTGAAGTTTCCCCATCCCCTGAAGATGATCTTGACCAAGATATGGGCGGTGATGAAGGCGACGGTTTTGCCGCAACTGACGCTGCCGCTGGCGGCGAAGAACCTTTGGGACGTGAACGTAGATAATGAGGATTTTTGAGATTTCCTCTTCATTTTTGGAAGAACAGGTAGGTGTTTTACTTACTGTTCTTTCATTTTTGAGAAATCGTGCCCACGATAAAAATCTTGTACCAAGAATTTCAACCGATGCAGTAATACAAATGGTTAGAAATGCTGGTCAGACTACATTCGATTTCAACGCATTCAATTCTGCATATAAAACGAACGATGCTGTTAAAAACGCTGTCAAAGAATTTGATAAAGATCACATTGTTATGCTGCCATTTGGCGGAGAATCTGACGCCATCGATGATGAATCAGAAGATGTTGAAATGGATTCAGACGTAAGGAAGTCACAGAAAACTGTACAAGATATGGCCAAACGCGCTAGGTCAAATCGCAACTAATATCTGGTATAATTGAAGCTCATTATGAGCTTCATCGATGCTTTCAAATAAATTCAATTATATCCCAATGACCCGTGAGCAAATCAATGGGTCTAGACATTATGTTACACCAGATGGCAATAAAGTTGCTAGTGTTACTACTATTTTATCTGCAACTGCGTCAAAAGAAAAGTTGCAATCTTTGGAAAATTGGCGCAAGAAAGTTGGGCACCAAAATGCAGCAAATATTACTGCAGAATCATCTGGACGTGGCACCAGAATGCACTCATACTTGGAAAAATACATAGAAACTGGAATATTGCCATCGGCTGGAACAAATCCACATGCGATGACATCGCACAACATGGCCGCAAGGGTTATCGAAAAAGGTCTGTCTCAAGTAACTGCATCTCATGGAATCGAGTGTCAGCTATTCTACCCAGAGTTATATGCTGGAACAACCGATTTGGTTGGAGATTGGCAGGGAGATCTAGCAATTATAGACTACAAGCAAAGTAATAAACCGAAAAAACGTGAATGGATTGATGATTATTTCATTCAACTTGCATCGTATGCAACCGCCCATAACGTAATGTATGGAACAAATATCAATACTGGCGTTATCCTGATGTGTACTCCTGATTTAGAATATCAAGAATTCGTAATAACTGGTTCAGAATTTGACATGTGGGCGAATAAGTGGTGGGATAAGGTGCATCAATATTATTCAAAGTGACTCAAACTCGCTAAATACATGATATAGCCAAAACGGCAAGGAATATGTCATGACACCACAAGAATTAATTCGCAAGTTCGTAGAACTATTGACCGATGAAACCCCAGAAGAATCTCAAGTACCAACAGTAACTTTGACTAAAGTTGAAGTTGATAATTCCGATGAATCTGATGGCGAAACGATGATTTCTCCATTACAACAAAAATTAGAATTACTGAAGAAGTCGGTTGGAGTAGATTCTTCTTTTGACAATTCTAAAAAATCTGATATAGAAGATGAGTCGGACGATTCTGACGATGATCTAGCATTCATTAAAAAAGCAGCAGGTGTTATGCCGGTTACTTCAATGACGGATTCGGATGGAGTAGAAGAGTAATGGCTGCAAACGGAATCTCAACTCTTCCGACAAAAGAAGCCAGACAACTCGCTAAATTAGAATTGGCACAAACAAAACGTAGGGCCGGTGGAGACACTGAAGCAACTGCGTATCGTCCATTAAACGCCGCTAATGTGTCTCTTCTTCCGACGCATTATGTTGGCAATGATGTAGTCGATAATATTGCTCCGCTACAAATCGGAAGACCTTGGGTATAAGATAGGAATATAACGTGGGTTACACTAAGAAAATTAAAGCCGGTTTGTCTAAGATAGATTACACTCAATTCGTTGGTGAAGACGGCACATTATTCTATAATGAAGACAATGGAACTTTGCGATTAAGTGATGGTGTAACTCCAGGTGGTCAACCGGTGAATCTCATTGGGGATTTTTCTGATATCGCTATCGGTAATATTACCGTAGATGACACTACTATAACACCCAATACTGCGAATACAGACTTGACTATCCTGACAAGTGGAACTGGTCAGATAAATTTAGTAGGACCGGTACATGTTCATACCGATGGCGATGTTAACGGCACCCCTGCATTAGATATTAAACCGGATGGTCAAATAGTTATTTTAGTGCCATCACCTGATAGTGTGCAAGGTGCCGTAAATATTGTAGGAAACGCAAATGGTAACTATGTAGATCCTCAAAATAGTGGTGTGATGTTACATATTACTGGTCAACAAGGCGACCCAAGTAGAATTTACTTAGATGGCGTTAACGAACGCACTGTTATAGCAGGTCGTAGATACAATGGAACTGCATCTTCTCCGACTGCCGTGCTAGATAATCAGATCATCGCTCGATATGGTGCCACTCCATATACTTCATCTGGTTGGCCTTCATTAACCACTGGTAGAATAGATTTCGTTGCCAACGGCAATCAAACAGGTGTATCACAGGGCAATAGAATAGAATTTTGGGCAACTCCAGTCGGATCTACAATACCGGTATTACAGTCTTATTATGATGGCACCGGACTAAATTCTATTAATATAACCACTTCCGGTCGTGTCACTATTAAGAATACTGACATTGTCGGAACCGAAGGTCTGCTTAACATAACTGGTAATACTAATGGCGCATATTCGATGCCAGAAGTGGCAGGAACCATGTTACAAGTTACTGGCAAAGACGGGCAAGTCGGATTTATTACTTTAGATGGTTACGGTACAAATAGTCCAATGGGAATAGTATTCCGAACCAGTGGTGGAACTCTAGCATCACCGACTACAACGAAGAATAATGATGTTCTTGGTCTATTAAGTTTTGTTGGCCGCGGCGCAACTGGTCATGGTGGCACACTTAGTGGCGCAATAAGAGTAACGGCAACCCAAGATTATACTGATTCTGCCAAGGGTGCTAAGATGATTTTTAGTCTTACACCAAATGGGTCAAATACTTATCTCGACGCCATGACATTGACGCCAACCTCTTTGACATTAACGGACGGTGCTAGTATTACCGGTAGATTAAAAGCAACTGCAGGCACAACAAGTGATCCTAGTATACAATTAGAAGCTGGACCATTGCCAACTGTATCTCTACCAGGCGCAGTAAGTTATAATGGTACTGCATTGTATGCGGTGCCACAAGACGGTGAGCTTGGTCTTATAACAACGCCACAATTTTTTGTGTTAGATCAGGTATTCAATCTAACTGCAGGTGTAACTACTCCACAGAGTTTATTTGGGAAGAGCGTACATGTAAGTTCTAACACTAGATATTTCTACAGAATTAAAGCGATTATTTTAAAGAACGGTTCTTCTAGCAATGTTCCTACTATAAATTATGGACTGTCACTCAACGCAGGTGCATCACTGTTTAAGCATGTGTATTCGGTGTATAGCAGTGTAACTAGCACGCCAACAACGCCAACAGCGACAGTGACTATGTATAATAGTATTACAACTGGTTTTAATACTATGGTTCCGGTGACACAATCGATGCCAATCGCTACTTCATATAGCATAATGGAAATACACGGAATGATTGATGTAAACACAGCCGGAACACTAACACCGCAGATCGCATTCAGCGCCGCCCCTAATACAAGCTGTTCAGTTCAACCTAGCAGCAATATGCAGATATACCCAATTAGTGCAGATGGATCTAATACGTCGATAGGAACTTGGGATTAAAATAACGGAATAAATTATGGCTATCATACAAATATCTAGAATTACTCATAGAACAGGACTTAAAGAAGACTTGCCTCAATTGGCCAAGGCGGAACTTGGGTGGGCAATCGATAGTAGAGAATTATACATAGGAAATGGTTTGCCAGAACAGGGCGCCCCAATTGCTGGCAATACTCGCATATTAACGGAATACAGTGATCTATTTGCTCTATTAGAATCATACACATTCAAAGGTCTTGCCGCAGGTTATCAAGTAACCACTGGGATAGACGCCGTCAATCCGATCATTCGCACACTTCAGGATAAATTAGATGATTCTGTTAATGTGAGAGATTTTGGTGCAAAAGGCACTGGCACAACAGATGACACCGATGCATTTAAACGTGCAATAGCTCAGATATACGATCAGATAGAACTAACTCTACAACCATTAGTACGTCGTGAAATAAAAGTGCCAGCAGGTACGTATAATATTTCATCGGATGTTTTGATTTTACCTCCGTGGGCATGCATTAAAGGTGATGGGAAAGACAAAACTATCATTAAGCAATTAAATGTCTTGCAAGACTGTTTAATAAAAACTGGCGACAGTCTATTACAAACAGAAAATAATATCGGTACTAACTTGGCGGTAGCACCATCTGAGATAACGGTTTCCGATCTTACACTAATGAATGAATCTACTAAACCGGTTTTGATTGTAGATAGTGCTCACAATGTCACTTTTAATAACGTAAGTTTCGTTGGAAATCAAGATTTGCCATCTACCGGCGTTGCCAATTCCTCTAACATCGTAATCGATTCTTCTGCTGGGAAATCTTCTAATATCAGATTCATTAGTTGTGATATTGCAAACGCTTCATATGGTGTAGTATCAGATTCAGACGCCAGTGATGTACATTTTGATAATTGTTACTTCTCTGGATTATATGTCGGCTTTAAATTGGGCGAAAATAGTACTACAGAATTTCCAAAAAATTGGTCAGTCACTAATAGTGTATTTGAAGATAACCATCATGAGTCTGTAAAGACGTTCGCTGGCGTGACTGGAATATGTTCTGTAGGGAATAAATTCACCAATGTTGGTTGTTCGTATGACGGCGTTGGTTCAGAGATATCCAGTGTGTTACTATTTGCTGACAATGGTTGTACTAGTATATCTGATATTTTCGATAGAACTGAAGCTAACGAAACAACATATAAGGCTGTGTCCTATGGCACTAATCAGACAGTTGTGATCAACTCGGAACGTGGATTGTTACTTGGTACACATGCTGATGCTATAGGAAGATCAATCACACTATTGGATAACATTGTATTTCCGGACGTTTCTGGGATCACGGTATCATCTACTGTAAACGCAGTAGAGATTGACTACACTATGAGAAGATTGGATATCACTCGTCGTGGCACGTTGACAATTACTAGAAACGCTACATCGTCTTTTATCACTGATGAATACATGGAAACTTCTAATATTGGAGTAGAGTTCAGTGTGGCGCATTCTTCTGGTAGTACAGCATTGTTGTACAAAACTACGTCTACCGGCGCCAATGTAACCTTTAAGTACCAGATAAAGAAGTTTGTTTAATTTTGGATTATAGCGTCGTCAAACGCGCTATAATCTAGTTTCACCACAGCTAAATACTGTATCAAATAAAAATAGCGGAGTCAATAAAAGATGGGCAATGGCACACATTCCAACAAAATTTCAATATCGATTATCAATGAATCTGGGTTTGAAGATCTACCAACGTATCAAACTACAGGATCTGCAGGTTGTGACGTTAAAGCGTCGTCTGATGTCACATTTTACCCCAACGAAACAAAATTAGTACCAACCGGTTTGAAAGTATCGATACCTCATGGCTATGAGATACAGATTAGACCACGATCAGGACTAAGTCTAAAGACTGGATTACGTCTAGCTAACTCCATTGGGACAATTGATTCCGATTATAGAGGTGAAATTCAGTGCATTTTCACCAACACGAGTAATGATAAATTCACTATCAAGCGTGGGGACAGAATAGCACAATTTGTTGTAGCACCTGTGTATCAGGCCGATTGGGTATTAGTGGACTCACTGGATGAGACAAATCGCGGAGATGGAGGTTTCGGATCGACCGGTTCATAGTATAATTGATGTATAGATTTCGTAATAAGTAGAGTAGTAAAAAATAAAAATAATAAATTTGGAGTTTGGAATGGATATCGTCCATGGTATTAAAGTAGATTATTCTAGAGATTCGCTATTTTCTGAATCTGGTTTAAGTAGGTTAAAAGATGGTTATATGACACCAGAAGAGAAGTCCCCACAAGAGAGATTTGCATTTGTCTCAAAGTCATTTTCGTCAAATCCAGACCACGCACAACGATTGTATGACTATTCATCGAAGATGTGGTTATCGTATTCAACTCCAATTTTATCGTATGGAAAAACCAATAAGGGACTACCGATAAGCTGTTTTGCATCATATCTCGGGGACTCAATGGCATCTATTCTAGAAACGTCGAGTGAGACAAGAATGTTGGCAGTAGTCGGCGGGGGTGTTGGTCTTCATGTTGGTCTGCGGCCTGGCGATAAAAAATCTTCTGGCATTATACCGCATTTAAAAACATATGATGTTGATACATTGGCATATAAGCAGGGTACAACTCGTCGTGGAGCAACAGCTGCATATCTATCAGTTAACCACCCCGAGATCATTGAATTTCTAGAAATGCGTAAACCAACTGGTGGTGACCCAAATAGAAAATGTTTGAATCTACACCACGGTATTAATATTACCGATGATTTCATGCAACGTGTAGAGAAACTGTCATTGCATGGCTCCGAATTATCACAGCAGGAAAAAGATGAACTTGATAGATTTCCACTTATTAATCCTCATACAAATGAAGTTGTTGAATATGCATCAACACGAGAATTATGGGAAAGAATTCTGACAGTAAGGATGGAAACAGGGGAACCATACTTATGGTTTATCGATACTGTCAATAAACATCTGCCAGAATTTCAGAAAAAACTTGGGTTGAAGAACAATGGATCTAATCTCTGTTCAGAAATTTCTTTGTCTTCTTCTGATGATCGCACCTTCGTGTGTTGTCTATCGTCTGTTAATTTGGAAAAGTATGATGAGTGGAAAGATGATCCACAGTTTATAGCTGACATTGTTGAGATGTTAGATAACGTTATTACTATTTTCTCCGATAAGGCATCATCGTACCCAGAGCTAGCCAGAGCAGTAAAATCTGCAATTAGCGAGAGATCTATAGGAATTGGAGCAATGGGATGGCACGCATTCTTGCAAAGTAAGTCCATACCTTTTGAATCTCCTGCTGCAGTTGGACTGAATAAGCGTATTTGGAAGAATATGAATTTGCAAGCAAAGCAAAAAACTATTCAACTCGCAGAAGAACGTGGTCCATGTCCTGACTCAATTGGTAGTGAAACACCTGTTAGAAATGCTCATTTGTTTTCAATAGCACCTAATGCATCAAGTTCTATCATTTTGAATACGTCTCCATCTATCGAACCGTACAGAGCGAATGTATATCTAGAAAAAGGCGTCAACGGCACAAAAGTGCATAAAAACAAATATCTAGAAACTTTACTTGAAAGTAAAGGTAAAAACGTGCAAGAAGTGTGGACAGAAATTATTTCTAATGATGGATCAGTATCTTCATTAACTTTTCTGACAGACTACGAGAAAGACATTTTTAAAACTTCAATGGAGATAGACCAAACTTGGATCATCCAACATGCAGCGGACCGCCAAGAATATGTATGTCAAGCACAATCGCTTAATCTATTCTTTAGTCCAACGACGAATGTTGAATACCTACATCTCATTCATCTGATGGCATGGAAGCAAGGTCTGAAAAGTTTATACTACTGTCGATCAGACGCAATGAGAAAAGCAGATAAGGTTGGCAACAAAGTAGAACGAGAGCGCATAGAAGATATGAAAGATATGCTGAAGACAGAAGAAGTTGCCTGTGCGGCATGCGAAGGTTAATTTAAATCAATTGGAAATATTATGAATACACCAGTAAACAAAAAGAAAAAGAGTCTGTTTGAAAAACGTGACTATTATAAGCCGTTTGAATTCCCGAAAGCATTCGAGTTTTATGAAATGCATGAAAAAATGCACTGGATTCCCGATGAAGTTTCTTTGCACCAAGATGTACTCGATTGGAAAAATAAGTTAACAGACAACGAAAGAAATTTTCTTACACAAATTTTTAGATTGTTTACACAGTCTGATGTAGACGTGGCGGGAGCGTATGCAAACAAATATTTGCCATTGTTTCCGAAACCCGAAATTCGAATGATGTTGTTGTCATTTGCATCTAGAGAAGCAGTTCACATTCAGGCGTATTCACATCTTATTGATACGATTGGGATGCCAGAGTCAACCTATAAGAAATTTATGGAATATGAGGCCATGAAAGAAAAACATGACTTTATAGAGGGATTTCTCGGCACAGACAAAGATCAAATCGCCCAACAGATAGCGGCATTTTCTGCATTCACTGAAGGTATGCAATTATTTTCATCATTTATTATGCTGTTAAATTTTACGAGATTTAACAAGATGAATGGTATGGGACAGATAATTTCTTGGTCAATCAAGGATGAATCGGTACACGTCGAAGGTATGACATGGTTATTCAAAGAATTCTTAAAAGAACACAAAGAAATCTGGAATGATGAATTGAAAACGCAACTTTACAATATTGCCGAGAAGATGGTTGAATTGGAAGATAAATTCATCGATCTTGCTTTCGAAATGGGTGATATTGAAGGACTAACTGTTGATGAAGTGAAAACATATATTCGATATATTGCAGACCGTCGATTGATTGGTCTTGGTATGAAGGGCATCTTCAAAGTTAAAACAAATCCACTACCATGGGTCGAAGAAATTCTGAACGCACCAGAGCATGCCAACTTTTTTGAGCAACGTGCAACTGCATATGCTAAGGGATCATTAACTGGCAATTGGGGTTCGGTATGGAAGTAAATGTCTACAAGTAGAACCGATTTTAACAAAACGTGGCTAATAGAATCGCCGATGGGCATAGAACCTGTCGGCGGTAATTTTTTTGATATCATTGTCGGAAATATACGAGAATTTACCAAATATGGCAAGGCGGTTGAGTCATTAAATGACGGATTTAAAAAGATCGTAGGTCAGCAGGTGATGTATTATTGGCACGAAGATACAGCAGGTGATATAGATATGGCAATTGAATTATCAGTATTGCCACAGGCATTAATGGTTAATGCGATTGGTAAGAAATCGTCTGGCAGTGAGATATATGCAACTGATATGTATGATGTGATATTGCGTGATAATTATAAATCGTTAAGGCTGATGAGTGATACGAAGTTGACTGGACATGGATTTTCAGTTTGGAAGAGGTTGTTAAATCTTGGACACACAATCTCTGTATATGATAAGAATTCTCCGACAAATATTATATCGATAAGTAATGTTGATGAAATGGAAAATTTCTACAGATTACATAGTAGAGATTACTTAAGATATCAATACGTTTTGTCAGAAACGAATGTTAAACTTGCAGAAACTAGATCTTTTTTCAACACACGTAGAATGAGAGAATTATCTGGACTCGGGACTGAAGATTGATTGTGGAATATCACGATGAGTAGAACAGATTTTAACGAAACATGGTTAACAGAGATGCCAGCAAAACTTGGCAATTTTGGAAATACTTTCGACATTTTAGAGAAATCTATCAGAGAATGGATAGAGGACGGTAGGAAACCGGAAAAATTATCTAACATTTTGTATCGCTTGGACGGACAAAATATGATGTACTATTGGTATCAAGATGGCGATAATATCGTAGTGGCCGTAGAACTTGACAAGAAACCACAGGGAATGGTGGTATCCATAGTTGGGAAGAATCCGGAATATTCTGGCAAACCGCCGTATTCAACTGATTTGTATTCGGATATTTTGCCAACAATACCATATTCTATGCTGTTTTCTGATAATCAATTGAGTGATGACGGAATTCAGTTGTGGAAAAAACTTTCCTTCGACTCATCTAATACCATATCTGTTTTTAATAGTAAAGATCCAGGTAAGACATTTAAGACATTGAATACACCAGATGAACTAGATAGTTATTTGGGAGATGATAAGTACTATGATAGATTTGTGTTATCGAAAAAGGGACATACTTTGTCAGAAACTCGAAGCTATTTTAGTACTAGAAGATTGCGAGAAATGGCTGGGATGAACTTGAATGACTGATCCTACGTGTAAAATATGCTCGTCTAGTACTAAGTACTACGGATCTCATGATCTTAGTAAGGGATGCAATAACGCAAAATTGCCTGCCACTGGCATCACTATTAAGTATCACAAGTGCGATAATTGTGGGCTGATATTCACTACTGACATGGATGATTGGTCAGTTTCAGAATTTAAAGAGAAAATATATAATGACCAATATGTATTGGTAGACCCTGAATATGTAGATATAAGACCGAAGACTAACGCAAATTGGTTACATGGTTTGATGAAGAATTCAAACGAAAGTATGTTAGACTATGGTGGCGGAAACGGCAAGACAGCAGAGTATATGAAACAATATGGATATTCTGTAGATGTATATGATGAATTCGCTTGCCCGAATCGACCAGAAAAAACCTATGATGTAATTTCTGCCATAGAGGTTTTTGAACACACGACAAAACCATACGAAACACTGAAAGATATTATATCTTTTCTTAAAATACATGGTAAAATAATATTTACAACATTTACCAATGATGGATTGCCTTTTGGCGAAATGCATTGGTATATTAGTCCTAGAAACGGACATGTAACAATACACTCCAAAAAATCTTTAAGGATTCTTTTGGAAAGATATGGGATGACTTTGCAGCACATCACTGACCACTCTCATATCGCAAAATTCAATGGAGAACAATTATGTTAACAGTATATTCGAAAAAGTTTTGCCCAAACTGTGAGAAGGCTATTGCACTTTTGGAACAAAAAGGGGTTGAGTTTGAAATTATTAAAATTGATGAAGACGAAGAACAGCGTGAATTCATCATAAGTGAAGGTCACAAGTCAGTACCGCAAATATACAAAGACGGATTTCTGTTTGTTATGAATGGTTACACAGGATTGTCAAAACTTTCAGACACTGAATGGAGCATACTATAATGTTAGTATCTACATCGACTAAATTAGACAAGAACGATATCGTTTCGTTCAAATTGGTAAATGGTGATGAAGTTGTTGCCAAGTATGTTGACTACAATGAAGTTACTAGAGAATATACACTATCCAGACCACTAACTGTTATGCCAAGTCAACAAGGTGTTGGTTTCTTCCAGACAGTTATCACAGGAATAAAAGAAAAAGATGTAATCGTTAGTAAAGACCATATCATGATGATCGTCCCATCGGAAAAAGATGTGTGTGATCATTATTTGGCGTTGACCACTGGTATCCAACCAGTAACAAACGGCAAGATCATCACTTGATAAATAGTAATACACTAAAGGTTTTCAATGCCAGGTATTGCTAGAAAAGGCGACTTAGATAAAGGTGCAGGAGAGATCATTGCCGAATTCTCTACAGATGTTTTCGTAAATGGTCTCCCCGTTGCTTTGGTAGGATCTATTCAGAGTCCGCATCCAAAGGGTGATAAACACAAAATGAGCCACATTAAAGTTGGTTCTAGTTCTGTGTTCGTCAACGGTAAAGCTGTCGCATATATAGGATCTGAAACTGAATGTGGTCATGATATTGCCACTGGTAGTTCTGATGTTATGGTTCCAGACGGCGGTGGAGCAGGTGGAGGATCAGCCCCAAGTTCGATATTCTCTGTAGCAGTTCCTCCAGAAAATCCAGTACCATTAAACTCTGCCCAACAATCTGCAGTTGATAACTATGTTGCAGTATATACCACTAGAAATAACGAGATGGGCATCTCCAGTAGTTCTCCGGATGTCATAACTAGTGGTAACGTCACAGTCAATACCGCTGGCATTAACACTGCTAATGAAAATGATACAGAACATCCTGCAATTGTAGCATTGGTGAGTGCCGTTTTATCTGAAGGTGAAGCTGCATGGGCAAGAACTGGTAAGAACCAGAATATCATGCAATTGTATGCAGATGTCGGGTGCCCACAATCTTCTGATAGTGTGGCATGGTGTGCGGCATTCGTCGGTGCCATATTAAAACGTGCAGGATATAAATATAACAATGGCGGCAATGGTTTGTCTGCTGGTGCATATAGAAATCATGGCAATGCAGTATCTGATCTTGGACAAGCTAAACGTGGGGATATAGTTTGTTTTAAACGAGATGGTGGTTCTGGCTCACACGTAGTATTCTTTTGGGGATACGATGGAAATAAGATTTCATATGTCGGCGGCAATCAAACGATGACTGGTAAAGCTGCGTCAAGTCTAGGTTCTGGTAATGCTCCAAATACAGTAAACTTGAAGACTGTTGCTGTTGGTGGACAGTGGACTACTATACAAGCGATTCGTCGCCCACAAAAATAAGGATTTAAAATGGCAACAATATCACCATCTATGGTAATAGCAGCTGCAGGTATGTTACAAGGTACAGGTCTTGGCGTAAGTCCTAAAATGATCACACAGATCGCAAATTTTGCAGCTAAACCGATTGCCAGTGGATTAAACTCATTGATGAGTTCGGCAAATGTGGGTAATGTAGCTGGATTATCATCTACAATATCCAGTGTTCCTAGTTTTTTATCTGGTATAGCAGGCGACGGAAATAAACTCGCCAGCAGCATCATGACACAGGCAAACAGTATAATACCAGGTGGTGTGGATGGTATTAAGAAGTTTGCTAGCTTGTTGGGGCAATCTACAGCCTTTAGCACATCGTCTATGGCATGGTTGAAGTCATTGCAAATCGGATCGTCGATGAGTTTCCCAGACTTTGGCATGGGTATAAACAACTTATCAGATTTAGCATCAGGTGGCGTAGGGAAATTGATGGGAGCAGCCAAGGACTTAGAAGGTATGGTCGCTCAAAACATGGGCGAAGCGTTCAAATCTTTTGGTACAATGTTCGACATCAATGACATGAAAAGTTTAGCAGATCCTGCATCGCTCATAGGAAATCTTGCAAAACAAGGACTCGGCGAAGTTGGAGGAATAGCGGACAAAATCAAGGAAGCAGGTTTCAATGTCGATGATCTTACCGCTATACCTAAAGAAAAATTGAATCAAATTCTTTCAACTGTGAAGGGATCTGATTTGAAAAAAATATTGGATCAAACTGGTCTTCAATTGCCATCCAACATGTCATTGTCGTCACTGGCAGATGTGATGGATGTCAGCAAAATTCTCCCTAAAAATTTGGTATCGTCGCTTGGATCTAAAGATTTGGCATCATTGGGTAATACTATGCTGAACATCGGCGGCAGTTTTAAAAACACTGCCGAAATATCGACGATGCTAAAGTCCATAGAATTCCCGTCATTACCAAATCTATCGAATCTGACATCTGTTATACCACCGAACGTATCTGCAATACTAAAACCGTTTATGGGAACAGGTCTTGGTGAATTTGGGAATCCAATGATCACTGATATCATAGGGACTGCATCTGGCTTTGTCCACACTGCTGGTTTATCTAATATGTCTGGTCTTGCAGACAAAGTGATGTCGTCTACATTGGGAATTAATGTAAACAGTGCTATTAACAATTTAACTGCAGCTGTGCAATCTAGTTTTGACCCAGGTTCAGATCCAGCAGTATTGGCCGCAAAAACTGCACTTGACAATTCAATATCTGCATTGAATAACAGTGGAAATTTAGATTTGCAAAACGTACTAAGCACTGGTGCCACAAAATTTGGCAATAGTTTGACACAATTGTCAACCGAGGCTTCGAATATTGCCACTGCTGGGATAGATATGTTACAATCTGTTCCAACTAGTATGAGTGGTATATTAGGCATGGCGTCTAAACTGCAAAGCTTTGGTGTTGATAAGATGAAAATGGGTTTCACACAGATGTTTGAAGACATGTCAGTGGACAACATGTACGGGGATGCTATCAAAGCAGCACTAGCAGAAGGCAAAAATATTGCCAATCTATCCAAGTATGGCATCAGATTGCCGAATAATATTGGTTGACAACATGTACGGATATCCGTACAATAATTGATTATAATGACGAAGGAGATTGTATGAGCGAGTTGTTCATCAAGGGTAGGTCGTTCTTGATTTTTGGCCTTATTGCAATTGCGTTGATTTCTACTTATTTCGCACGAGAAAATCGGCGCGATGAAGTGGTCATATATGAACTAGCACAAGATGCTATTGTGGACAAGTTGATGCATTTTGCTGGCATCCCGAAGATAGCCAGTGATCGAGAAATAAACTGTTTGTCCGAGAATATATATCGAGAGGCATCGAATCAACCTATCGAAGGCATGGCAGCAGTCGGTCACGTCGTAGTGAATCGAATGGAATCGGGTAAGTTTCCTACCTCTGCATGTGGAGTAATTAAACAAAAATCGGGTTCAACGTGCCAATTTAGTTGGAATTGTCAGCGCAATCTTAGAAAAATCGATTATACTAGTGATAATTGGCGACAATCTTATGCAGTAGCATATCATTTGTTAAATGAGTCTGGTAAGCTTCCAGATCCTACCGATAAAGCGTTGTTCTATCATGCGAACTACGTTAAACCTAACTGGAAACCGAAACTACAGGAAACTAAAGTTATTGGCGACCATATTTTCTACAAACCGAAGGATATGTTTTGACTAACGACGCCAACGACAAGAAATCTAATAAACTAATAGATCAGACAGATTTCGATGATCTTATTCACGATTTAGTAAACAATCAAGGGATGGAAAAAGCAATTCATTTGGATTTGGAAACACTGGAAGTGTTGTCTGGCATGTTGGAAGAACTTATCGAATCGGAACAGGAAAATCCGGACGATGAAGAAGGGAATCTATTAGAGGTTTTCTTCATCACTATGGAAAATCTGATGAATATCATAGACTTAAAGCTAGAATCTACGTCATATGAATGTTTCGAGGATGAAATGATAGAAGCTGTATATCGTGGATGTACCGTCGTTCCTCCAAACGATTATATGCACTAAATATTATTTTAGGTGAATGATATGAAACTTGGAATATCTACTATTTTAGTGGCAGTAATATTAAGTATTGTTGCTGCATACTATTCCGTGATGGGTCTTACAGCTGTGTTCCCTGCAGCTTTTTGGTCAATTGTGATCATGGGCAGTTCGTTGGAAATTGGCAAAGTGATGACCGCGCTTTGGTTACATAAGAATTGGAAAATATCTCCAGTAGCTTATAAACTATACTTAGTACCAGCATTAGTTGCGTTAATGGTTTTGACCAGCATTGGTGTGTTTGGGTTTTTGTCAAAAGCTCATTTAGATCAGAATGTGCCATCTGGTGATATACAAGCACAGGTTTCTATTTTTGATGACAAGATACGAACCCAGAAAGAAAACATTGAAGCTTCTAGAAAAGCATTAATCCAAATGGATTCTGCTGTTGATCAAACAATGTCTAGAAGTACTGATATCAATGGTGCTTCTGCCGCAGTTAATATTCGTCGTTCCCAAGCTAAGGAACGAACAAGACTTCAGAATGAAATATCAACAGCACAGGAAGTCGTAGTAAAATTACAAGAACAACGTGCCCCAATAGCTGCACAGGCTAGAGTACTAGAGGCTGAAATTGGACCAATTAAATATGTAGCAGCACTTATTTACGGAGATTCAGCTGATCAGAATATGCTGGAACATGCAGTACGATGGATGATCATATTGATCGTATCAGTGTTTGACCCATTGGCAATCGTTCTTTTATTGGCTGGATCAAAGCAGTTAGAATGGTCTAAAAAAGAAGACGAGAATATCGACGATTTGGATGACGATTTATTACATCAACAAATAGATGACTTGACGAAAAAGATGTCATCATTGACTGATGAAAATGAACAATTGGAAATTTCTATATCGACATTGAACAACGATTTGGCAGAGACGAAACGAGTCAATGACATGTTGGAAACTAGTACAAAGAAATTGATGGAAAAAGAGGAATCATTACTTACTACCATAGATGAAATCAAGGAAAGTTGGGCAAAGAGTTCTGAAGTTTTGACAGAGTCTAATTCTAACTTGATGATGAGAAATCTAGAATTGACTAACAAAATATTAGACTTGGAAAATACCAAAACTGACACTGTTATTAATCCATTGACGCCATTTATAAAATCATATACTGATACACTGAGTTCTATTGTTGACAATGTTGAACCAATCGAACCAACAGATCACGTGGAGGAAGATATACAGCAAGTTTTGGCCAATATTGAACATCCAGTCGATCATCCAGTAGAAGCAGCTCCAGCCGTCCAGAAAAAAGTACATGCCCAAGAGACTGTCGAAGCTAGACCGATTGGTATGCCAGATCTTACTCCTAAATCAGACAATCTTCCGGAACAAGTTGATAGTGATTTCGGAACACAATTCCCAAATAATCCGGATAAGGGAGACATATTTCTGAGAGTTGATTTCAAGCCATCTAAGCTATATCGATTCAATGGAAGCAAATGGATGGAAAAATCTAAATCCACGACTGATGCATATGCGTTTAATCAAGAATATATAAAGTACCTAGTCAATATGATAGAAACTGGACAATATGACATAGATGATGTGTCGGATGTTGAAAAAGAAGAGATAGAGGCATACTTGAAGAACAATGGATAATTTTAAATACGAAACAGACTGCAGTAATATCATTACGCCACCAGATTCTGTTAACAATGAACTGCTAAACGTATTGTGCGTTAATTTGAGTCAGACTGACATTATTTTACTATCTGATTTGTGTAAGACTGCAACTAGGTCTTATAATTTTTACTTATGGCACGATGGGTTGGATGAACAGTGGTACGACAGAATGATAACAAAAGCAGATGCTATCATATCATTTACAGAAGTAATAGATCACCGAGTGATAAATATAGTGAACGATGAGATAAATACGGATATTAAAACAGTATTTGAAATATTGGAATGTAAGGAATTTTGATGGGTACAATTAATACGATAAGTTCTGCAGTTATAGTAGTAAACGGAAATGTAGAAAAAGCATTAAGAACTTTAAAAAAGAAAATGACAGAATCGAATAAGCTAAAAGAAGTTAAAGAGCGAATGGAATATGTCAAGCCAACAGAAAAACGCAAAAAAGCTAGAAAACAGGCTAAAAGTCGATGGAAGAAAAAGATATCATCCGACACTATGCCTAAACGACTGTATTGATCAAAATAATTTGATCAAAATAATTTGATCAAAATAATTGACGATAACCATTGACAATGAAGCATTTTCGTGCTAGATTCGTTCATGGGAGAAATTATGACAAAATTATTGACAGAAGATGAGTTCAATGAACTCATCAATGAATACAAAACCGGAAAAAAGCCTTCTCATGATGAAATTGAGAAAATGCGAGATTATTACCTGAATGATCCAAATACAGATCAAAGAGTAAAAGAGGGAATCATCGCTGTGAGAAACATAGAGTCAACATTTGATCTGATCCGAGAAAAGAATGAAGACTATGGGAAACATCCATGAGAAATTTGTTAAACATAATTTCAATGATGGAAGATATCGGCGATGACGAATTACCGACCGTATTACTCATACTAGAAACTAAGTTTCAGCCACTTGAATCCATCATTGATTTGCAAAGTCTTGGTCGCAATGCTGAGAATAATTATGGAACAAATTCTTATAATGCATTAGTATCCGAAATAATTGCTGACATTTATAGTTACATTGACAATTATTCTAAATTACTTAATAATGGATTACTTGATAGTTCCAAGTCAACTGTAGAGAAAAATATCACAGGTGAATTGATAAAAGTGCTCGAACATATATTAAACAGAACTAAAAATAATGATCTATCTTGGGCGTGGGAAGATATCAAATTATGACAAAATTATTGACAGAAGATGAGTTCAATGAACTCATCAATGAATACAAAACCGGAAAAAAGCCTTCTCATGATGAAATTGAGAAAATGCGAGATTATTACCTGAATGATCCAAATACAGATCGAAAGATTAAAGAATCAATAATTGTGTTGCGTGATATGGAATCTAGGCGCAAAAAATACGATAGGATGATTGCTTCGTAGCAAATTGTGTTATAATGTCACTTTCAACAACCTCACATAAACGGAGAATGTAATGCCAACAGCCGACCCAGTCCAAAAAATCAAGGTTCGTGAAAACGTAAAAGAACCAAGTTTGTACAATGTCATCTTCCTAAATGACGACACTACTTCCATGGAATTTGTCATTGAATGTTTAGAAACTATCTTTGGACATAGTGCAGAACAGGCGTATAACCTCACTATGAAAGTGCATGAAGAAGACTCTGCAGTTGTTGCTACGTTGCCATTTGAGATTGCCGAACAGAAAAGTATCGAAACAGTACAATGGGCGAAGAAAAATAAGTTCACACTCCGAGTAAAAGTCGAGGCAGCTTCATGACAGAATTTCCGACATTAAAAACTACTAATACCCTAAGTCCATACGAAGAACTTAAACTTCAATACGATGAATTAAAAGATAAGTTTTCTTCTCTGGAAGAAGAATTTAGAAACTTACAGTGCGCATATAGCGTTGTAAAGTTTGGCGGAGTATCCAAATAATGCAGATTATCGTGGGAAGAGATGTAGCCGATAAATTATCGGAAAGTTACACTGTACTAGAGTTGGAAGAAGTTACTAAAGATGGTATCACATTGGAAGCATTCGTTGTAATACCAGCCGACGTAATGAAACCTATGGATATGGCTTCTATTGATGCTGATGTAGAGGTTCATAATCAGTACTTAAAGGCACTTAAGGAAGGCAACATAGAAGTTTGTTCTGCTCTGTCCCAGTACCTAATCGGTAGATTTGGCGGAGAAGTAGACACTTTCTACCAATATACATTGGATCGACTGACAAAATCATAAATTAGTTAAAACAGCTAAATACTATATATTTCACTATATGAGCTGTTTTTATGTCAGATTTTTCAAATTATTCAGATATTATTCTGAATTCATTTATCCAAAATAAGCACCAAGATGACATGGTGTATAAGAAGAAAAGCCTTCTTGATGCCATGTTCAAAGTGTACAAACTAGATACAATAAACAAATTATATGTAGGATTTTCTCCTGCCATTCTTTCTGAATCTTCTAAAATATATGTTACGGAGATTTCAGATAATGTTGTTACTTTTTTAAAGTCTAAAAATATTGATTTTGAATATATCGATTTTGATGAGTTAGACAAATACAAAAAGTTTTTCGATTCTGTCATCGCATTAGATGAATACTTTACGTTCGCTGATACATTAGAAGAACAGGCTGAACTTATTGTGCTATTCTCATCGATCACACGTGGACTATTGGTTACCACGATGCGAGACTATAAGAATATGGATCTTAAGGAAAGAGGCTTTTCTTCTCCAGTAGCATTATACGATGGAAAATCACCACAAATATACATAGAACATCATAGTTTTGATTCTGCTGATAAAACGGAATGGACGACGCATGTCTACGCAATCAAAGAAGATAGCATGAAGGTATATGGCGGATTCTATCGTAGAAGTATATTGTTTAAACAAATGGCTAGAATTTCACAAGATGCTGGATCTAAGAACTTTCTAGTGCAAAATAACTTGATGTATAAGTCTCTGATTAAGAAAAATCTAGAGCACGTTATTGGGATTAAATACTAACATGGATACTTCTACTTTACAGCCATTTATTGACGCAATATTATCGGACGTTAAACAACAAGCACAGCAGCAGATCACCGCAGCTGTTAACGCAAAAATAGCATCAGTCGATGTTAATTCATTGGTTGGTCAAATGGTGCTTAATCGAATTCAGTTATTGACTCAAAATTATAATTTTCCAGATAGTAGCATTTCCCCTTCTGCTATTCGTGTGGCAGATCTTAA